ACCAGAATAAACTGGTCTTAAAATTTATTATAAATAGATGTAATATATAGAGGTAGGATACATGCCTAAACAAGTACAATTTAGAAGAGGGACAACTACCCAGAATAATGCGTTTACCGGTGCTCAGGGAGAACTATCCGTCAGCACCACAGATTACCATTTGCGAGTGCATGATGGCTCAACACAGGGCGGTAAATCTTTATTGCTTGCCGATTTAACTAATGTCACTGGAGATACTGATGATATTGGTGAAGGTAGCACCAATCTGTACTTTACTAACGCTAGGGTAGACACAGAAATCGATTCATATTTGACAGCAGGTACTGGCATAGGCATTTCGTCGGGTACACTTACGGTTGATACTAGCACAATTGCGACAAGAAGTTATGTTGATACTGCGGTAGGGAATTTAGTTGACTCTGCTCCTGGTGCATTAGATACGTTGAACGAATTAGCAGCAGCACTTGGTGATGACGCGAACTATGCGACAACGACAACCAACGCATTGGCAGCAAAGGCTCCATTAGCAAGCCCCACGTTGACTGGAACTCCTGCTGCACCAACAGCATCTGCAGGCACAAACACCACGCAGATTGCTACTACGGCTTATGTACAAGCGGAATTGACTGCACTCAGAGCAGAACTATACGCTTACGATCCATAATAACTAGGAGATACTGATGGCTGTACTAGCATCAAGACAAGATTTGATTGATTATAGCTTACGCAGACTGGGCTTTCCTGTTATTGAAATCAATGTGGATGACGATCAGGTAAGTGATCGCGTAGATGACGCAATCCAATTTTGGCAAGAGTATCACTTTGATGGTACCGAAAGAGCCTACATCAAACACAAACTTACAGGGTCAAAGATCACATTACAAGCATCCTTGGCTAACAACTTTACTGTTGGTGAAACTGTTACTGGTGGTACTTCGGGAACAACAGCGATTGTTGTCAGTACAGATGGTGCAGAAATCACCGTAGATAATGTAAAGCCTGGTGGCGCAACTTTTTCTTTATCTGAAACCATTACAGGCAATCAGTCTGGATATGCTACAACCACATCTTCGTCTACCGCATACTCTAAAGGCGACTTAGAAAACGGCTACATTCCTATAGGTGACAATATTCTTGGCGTTACTAGAATGTTTAAGTTTGGCGCGACAACTGGCGGCAAGTCAGACGGCTTGTTTGATGTTGATTATCAATTTGCATTGAATGACTTGTACAATTTACTCAGTGCAGACTTGACATATTACTCTATGGTGAAGACTCACTTATCTACACTAGAAAGCATTTTCGTTACTGAAAGACAAATACGATTCAATCGAAAAACTAATAGACTTTACATTGACACAGACTTTGATAAGACATTCGATGTTGGCGACTATGTGATTGCTGAAGGTCAGGCTATGATTGCAGGCACCGATTACGCTGAAGTGTATAACGACATGTTTTTAAAGAAATACACTACTGCACTTATTAAAAGACAGTGGGGCGAGAACATGAAAAAGTTTGGCGGCATTCAATTGCCAGGTGGTGTGATACTCAACGGAGATCAGATATTTCAAGAAGCGGTTGCAGAAATTCAACAGACTGAAGAAGAAATGCAATCTAAGTACGAACTTCCTCCCGCATTTATGGTAGGCTAACGTGCCAACAAATTTCTATTTTCAAAGTGGAGACACATCGGGTACCACAAGTGAGCAGTTACTTGTAGAAGACCTAGTAATCGAATCCTTAAAGATTTACGGGCACGATGTCTATTACTTACCTAGAACTTTTGTAAATAGAGATATAATCTTTGATGAAGATTCCCTATCTAAATTTACGCAAGCATATCCTCTAGAAATGTACATGGAAAACGTTGCTGGTAATGAAGGTGATGGTGAGCTATTCAGTCGCTTTGGATTGGAGACTCGCGACCAAGCAACTTTCATTCTTGCGAGACGTAGATGGGATGAATTGGTTGTTAGTACTGGCGGCGATTTTGTGAAAGATGGCGCTAGACCAATGGAAGGCGATCTACTTTACTTTGGCAAAACTCGTTCACTGTTTGAAATTAAGTTTGTAGAGTTTCAGAATCCTTTCTATCAGCTAGGTAAAATTTACACGTTTAGAATAACCACTGAATTGTTTGAATATAGTTCAGAGGAGATTACTACAGGTATTGGCGCGATTGATCAGATTGAAGATGACAATTCATTGGATCAGCGGTTGTTTGAATTGCAGAAAGAAGATGGTGACAGACTGTTGCTTGAATCTGGTGGTGCTATAATCAAAGAAGACTTTTCAGTCAAACCAGGTGTTGCAGGCGATAATCAAGATTTCACCAATGAAGAAACTGCGGGTGACATTTTAGACTTCTCAGAATTAAACCCATTTGGTGAATTAGATGTTTAAAGGCAAGCAGTTTTACCATGAGCATGTACGCAAAGCAATAATTGCTTTTGGCACAATTTTCAATGGTATTAATATTGAAAGAAAGAATATATCGGATGTAGCGGTACAGAATCTTAGAGTGCCTTTAGCATACTCTACAAAACAAAAATTCTTAACTCGCATTGAGCAGACACCGACAGTAGAATCAAGAGGCGATGTTGCAATTATTCTACCTAGAATGGGATTTGAAATTCTAGGGCTGCAATATGATCCTAGTAGAAAAATATCACAGATACAAAAACATCGAAAGACGATAAGCTCGGATGCATTGAATGTCACTCGTCAATTCGTATCAACACCATATGATATGAATCTTGCATTGTATATCTTTGCTAAGAACCAAGAAGACGGGCTTCAAATATTAGAACAAATTTTACCATACTTCAATCCTGATTTTAATATCACATTGAATGATTTGCCTGAAATGGATATAAAACGAGACATAAAGATTGTCTTAGATGGTATCTCGTATGAAGATAACACTGCTGGAACATTTGCAGATCGACAGAGTATAATCTGGACTTTGAATTTTAACATGAAATTAAATTTTTACGGTTATGTATCAAATCAAAGTGTTATACGAGAGGCTATTTCTACAATATATCAGAACCCAGACTTTCAGGGGGCATTTGTCAGACAGACGTATAGTGTAGAAGATGCAAGAGCAACCGCTACTGCTACAATTTCAGGTGATGCGGTAAACGCAATTACGCTTACTTATGCAGGTACAAAATATACAACAGAACCTAACGTTACTCTTACAGGAAACGCAAGGGCACACGCAGTTATGGATGGTGATAAGATAGGCAGCATTGTTATTGACGATGCTGGATCTGGATATGTTAGTGCGCCAACAGTTACTATAGAGGGACCAGATGCAGGGTCACAAACAATAGATGATGCATATCGATTCTTGGAGGAGTTTGATGAAACCTATGTCTAATAAAGTATTTGATGCGTTAGATAAAACTTTTGGCACAATGACTGAGGCTGAAGAAATTTCTAGGCCTATTGTTCCTGTTGGTAAAAAAGACGAACAACTAGAACATGATTTTCAGGAAGCTAGGAGTAGTTTAAAACGCGCAATGGCTTACAGTGAATCTGCTGTACAAAGTATATTAGAAGTCGCGCAAAATAGCGACAACCCAAGAGCATTTGAGGTTGCAGTGCAAGCTATCAAGTTGATGTCTGATCAAGCAAAAGATGCTATGGAAATACAAGAAAAGAAACAGAAGATCGATCTCACAGATCCTAAGCAAGCATCGAAAATAGAAAATCAAACAAACATTTTATTTAATGGTAGCACCTCTGACTTGTTAAAAGCATTGAGTGCAAAAAAAGAAGTGATTGAGCATGATTCCGCAACTGACTAATCAAGAAGCAACTTCTTACCACGGTAATCCAAATCTAAAATCAATCGGGCATAATCATGAGTGGACGCCTGAGCAGATTATAGAATATCAAAAATGTATGGGAGACCCTATATATTTTATTGAAGCCTATTGTATGATTGTCACACTAGATACAGGGTTGCAGCCATTCAAATTGTACGATTGTCAGAAAGAAAAAGTCAAATTTATTATGGACAATCGACGCTGCATTCTTATGGAAGGAAGGCAGCAAGGTAAAACAGTAACTGCGGCTGCGTGTATTCTTCATTACACTATATTTCAAGACAGCAAGACTGTTGCTATCATGGCAAACAAGAGTAACGCTGCAAGAGAAGTGTTGGCACGTTATCAAATCATGTATGAGCATTTGCCTATATGGATGCAACAAGGTGTGAAGACTTGGAACAAGGGTGACGTTGACTTAGAGAATGGATCGAGAGTATTCACAGCAGCTACTACATCATCTGGTATTCGTGGTAAGTCTGTTAACTGGTTGTACATTGACGAGGCAGCTATTATTCCTAACAATGTAGCAGAGGAATTTTTCACATCTGTTTATCCTACGATTTCTGCTGGTGAAACTACAAAGATTCTACTCACATCTACACCTCTAGGCTACAATCACTTCTGGAAGTTTTGGAACGATTCTGTAGAGAAGCGTAACGGCTTTGAGAACATGTTCATTCATTACAGTAGAATACCAGGTAGAGATGAAGAATGGGCAGATCAACAGTTACAGCTATTAGGTGAATTGAAATTCAACCAAGAGGTCTTGTGTGAGTTTTTAGGATCATCGAATACACTGATTAACGGCAAAACACTAGGATCACTCAGTGCTAAAGTGCCAATATATTCTAAAGACGGCTTAGATATTTACGAAGAGCCGAAAGCAAATAACTATTACATACTAGTCGCTGACGTTGCTAGAGGCGTTGGTGGTGACTACTCTGCGTTTGTTGTTGTCGATGTGACACAGATGCCATACACCGTCGTAGGTAAATATCGACACAACAAGATTTCTCCGTTATTATATCCAAATATTATAGAGAAAGTAGGTAAAGACTATAATGATGCATTTATTCTAGTAGAAGCAAATGATATTGGGCAACAGGTTCTCACTATTCTGCATCAGGAAAATGAATATGAGAATATATTCACAACAGTCACAGAGAACAACAGACAATACATAACTCCTGGCTTCGGTAAAGCAGCGCGATTAGGTGTAACTACATCTAAAGCAGTGAAGAGACAGGGGTGTTTCAGTTTCAAAAGTCTGATGGAAGAACGAAAACTTCTTTTATTTGACCCAGAAATTATATCAGAGCTATCAACGTTTATTGAACGAAGTGGTTCTTATCAGGCTGACGAAGGTTACAACGATGATTTAGCAATGTGCTTGGTCTTGTTTGGCTGGGTTACAACCAACACATTTTTCTCGGACTTGACAAATGTTAATGTTAGAGAAGGTCTGTATAATTCAGAAATGCGGGCAATTGAAAACGATTTGACACCTTTTGGAATTATTGATGATGGACAACAGCAGGAAATGGAAGTGATGGGTGGAGATTTGTGGTTATTTGAAGAACCTAAATTACTAGATTTATAAATAAACAAAGTAATATAATATAACGCTAACTTAATTCGAGGAGAATAATATGGCTTTTCAGCTTTCCCCTGGCGTTCTCGTACAGGAACAAGATGCCTCAAACGTAGTTCCCGCAGTCGCAACCACTATCGGTGGTTTTGTAGGCGACTTCAATTGGGGTCCTGCAGATGAGATCATCACAGTTGCAAGTGAAAATCAACTGGTAGAGAGATTCGGTAAACCAAACACAACAGCAAATATAGACTTTTTAACAGCCGCAAGTTTTCTTGCATATGGATCGGCTCTTAAAGTAGTACGAACAGTAGGTGCTGCTGCTAACGCAACTGCAAACGGCGGCGCGTTGCTAGTCAAAAACGAAGATGCTTTTGAAGCACTCGGTGCCCAGACTGTAGGTGTCTTTGCAGCTAAGTACCCAGGTTCTTTGGGTAACAGTCTCAAAGTAGCAATGGCAGACTCTACTACATTCAGTAGTGGATCTATTGCTTCTATTGCAGTTGATACTGCTGGTTCAGGCTACACAACTGTTCCTGATGTGGTAGTGGGCGACGCGCCATCTGGCGGTGTTACTGCTACAGCTACAGCGGTACTTTCCGGCGATACAGTAGGTTCGATACTCGTTTCGTTTGCTGGCTTAGGATACACAAGTGCTCCTGCTATAACATTTACTGGCGGCGGCGGCACCGGTGCAGCGGCTACAGCAACAATGGTTACAGCTTGGACTTACGCAAATCAGTTTGATGATGCTCCAGGAACATCTGTATACGCTGCTAATAACAGCACATCACTAGATGAGATACACGTTATTGTTATCGACGAAGACGGCGCAATCACAGGTCGTGCAGGAACAGTACTAGAAAAATTCGCAGGCGTCTCTAAAGCATCAGACGCTAAAGATGATTCTAATCAGTCTAATTTCTACAAAGATGTAATCAACAATCGTTCTAAGTGGATTTGGGCTGTTACGAAACCAAGCAATGGCACGGATTGGGACACATCTACAGTAGGTAACGCAACATTTGCTACTTTGCTTTCAACTGACGGCGACTTAAATAATTCTCTAAGCGCAGGCGCAGATGCTGCACCAAGTGACGGTCAGTTGACATCTGGATACGATCTTTTTGCTAACGATGAATTGGTTGACGTAAACCTTCTTATCGGCGGTCGGCACAGTGCAACAGTACAAAACGCTATCATTGGTAACGTTGCTGAAGTACGCAAAGACTGCATGGTGTTTGTATCACCGCAGTCAGCATCTGTAGTGAACAACGCAGGCAGTGAAGCTACAGCACTTGTTGCTGAATTGTCTAACTACACAAGATCTTCTTACGCTTCAATGGACAGCGGTTGGAAGTACATGTACGACAAGTACAACGACAAGTATCGTTGGGTACCTTGCAGTGGTGATATTGCTGGTGCATGTGTTACGGCTGACGCAACGGCTGATCCTTGGTTCTCTCCTGCAGGCACATCACGTGGTTCTATCAAGAATGCGGTTAAACTCGCGTATAGCCCAAGCAAAGCAGACCGAGATACGCTTTATAAAGCAGGCATCAACCCAGTAGTTGGTTCACAAGGACAAGGTATCATCTTATTCGGTGATAAGACATTGCTTAACAAGAACAGCGCATTCAACAGAATCAATGTTCGTAGATTGTTTATTACAGTTGAAAAGGCAATTGCAACAGCAGCTAAATTCCAATTATTTGAATTTAACGATGGTTTCACAAGAGCCCAGTTCCGTTCATTGGTTAGCCCTTTCTTGCGCGATGTGCAAGGTCGAAGAGGTGTCTATGACTTCCGAGTAGTGTGTGATGAAACTAATAACACTGCTGAAGTTATTGATCAAAACCAATTCAGAGCAGACATCTTCTTGAAGCCTGCTAAATCTATCAACTTCATCACTCTGACGTTTGTTGCAACACGCACAGGCATCAGTTTTGAAGAGTTAGGCGCCTAATAAATAGAATCAACAGGAGAACAATTCAATGAATATTGAAGATTTTAAAGCAAGATTGGGCGCTGGTGGAGCGAGACCCAATCAATTTGAAGTGGACTTAACGTTCCCAGGATATGTAGGCGGTGTTGATCCGTCTTACAGTCTTCTGGTTACGGGTGCTGCATTGCCCGCTTCTAACGTAAACCCAGCTATCATTCAGTACAGAGGTCGTGAGATCAAACTAGCTGGCGAAAGAATTTTTGATCCGTGGACAATTACGATTGTTAACGATTCAGGATTTTCTTTACGTCAACCCTTTGAAGAATGGATGAACGGCATGAACGGTCGTGAAGATAACACAGGTGTTCTTACACCAAGTGAATATCAAGCAGACATAGTAGTGAAGCATTTGGATAGAAACGATGACGTATTGCCAGGTGGCACTTACACATTAAACAATGCTTTCCCTATCAACATGTCTGAAATCGCATTGCAATATGCACAGAACGACGTCCTTGAAGAATTTACAGTGACATTCCAATACACCCACTACGATGTAAGCTAAATACATAGTGTGGATTAGGAGATTATAATGGAAATATTTGGGTTTGAAATAAACAGGAAAAAGGCACTCGCGTCTGAAAAGTCGTTTGTGCCTCCTTCTGAAGACGGTGCTATAGATACCGTTCGCAATGCTGGCGGACACTATGGCACCTATTTGGATATTGACGGGGTTGCGAACACTGAAGAGCAACTGATAAAAAGATATCGTGACATATCTATGATGGCAGATGTAGATACTGCTATTGAAGATATCATCAACGATAGTATTTCAAATCTAGATGATGAAAAACCCGTCTCGGTTGATACTGATTCGGTGAATGTTTCTGCCGCTGTAAAAAAGGCAATACATGATGAATTTGGAGAAGTGCTGAAATTGTTTGACTTTAACAATAGAGCGCAAGATTATTTTAGACGTTGGTATATTGACGGTCGAATCTACTTTCACAAAGTGATTGACATGCAAAAGCCAAAGCAGGGTATTACTGATATTAGATATATCGACCCTAGAAAAATACGTTTGATACGAGATGTTAAAAAGGAAAAGGATCCTAATACAGGTGTCCATTTCATCAAAGAAATTAAAGAATATTTTGTATACGATGATAAAGGAATTGCTAGTAAGCCTGGGCAAATACAGTCAAATAATGCATTGCATGATAGCAAAGCGTTGCGTATTACTAAAGATGCAATTGCATACTGCCCATCAGGACTAGTAGATCAAGATAAAAATATTCCTTTGTCATTCTTACATAAAGCGATTCGTCCAGCGAATCAGTTAAGAATGATGGAAAACGCTGCGGTAATCTATCGTATCACTCGCGCACCAGAACGAAGAATCTTTTATGTAGATACAGGCAATCTGCCTAGAATGAAAGCAGAGCAATACTTAAAAGATATTATGGATCGCTATCGTAACAAATTAGTATACGATGCCTCTACTGGCGAGATCCGCGATGATAAGAAATTCATGTCTATGCTTGAAGACTTCTGGTTACCACGAAGAGAGGGTGGCAGAGGCACAGAGATTCAGACATTACCGGGAGGGTCAAATCTAGGCGAGACAGGCGACATAGAGTACTTCCAAAGAAAGTTATATCAATCTTTGAACGTGCCCGTCTCTCGTTTAGAACAGCAAGCAGGCTTAAATTTCGGTCGTAGCGCCGAGATAAATAGAGATGAATTGAAGTTTGTTAAATTTATTTCTAAGCTGAGACGTAGGTTCAGTGTGCTATTCGATGACTTGTTAAAGACTCAGTTAGTATTAAAAGGGGTCATCAAAGAAGATGAATGGGCTGATATTAGAGAGACAATCATATATAAGTTTGCCTCAGATGCCTACTACACTGAATCGAAAGATCAGGAAATTCTTAGAAGTAGAACAGAAGTATTGAATGGTGTTGCGCCATTCGTAGGACAATTCTTCAGTCGAGAGTATGTTCAGAAGAAAATTCTTATGCTCAGTGATGAAGAAATAACAGAGATTAATTCTCAGATTGCAAGCGAACCAAAACCAGAAGGTGATAATAATGAGTGAAGTTGAAACAGAAATCGAATTAGAAGTTAGCCCAGAAGATGCTAGACAGGATGCCATCAGAGATATGATGGACAAGTGGGCTAACGGAGAACTGACAGACGCACAAGATTCTTTTAATGGGATCATGAATGTACGCGCTGACGATTTAGTTGCTGATAAAAAAGCAGATATAGCCGCTGCTATATACAACGATGCGATTGAAACCGACGTTGAATATGCAGAGATGGATAACGATGAAACTCAAGTAGAGGTGGAGGACGATGAACTACCGGAAACAGAATCGGAGGAACCCCAACAGGGTCAAGGATCAGATGAAAAAATTTAACGAGTTTAGAGAATCTGCCGCAGACGATGCGGAAGATATTCGCGCAAAAGCAGAACGTCGAGCCGCTAGAAAGCAAAAGCAACTAGCAAAGATGGCAACAGAAGAAGCGATGCCAGTTGCTAAGACTTCTAAAGAAAAGCCAACTGCCGCGCACCCCCAAGAGCCTAGCACTGAAGGTGATACTACACCTCCAAAGCAGGGTGACTCCGAAGATCCTAAGTTGACACACAATTGCGCAACTAAAGTAGTGCATCCTAAGTTTGGTGAAGGTAAGCCGATCATGGGTGAGCATGCTGAACCAGATGCAAATGGCACCGTCTGGTGGTATAAAGTTATGTTTGAACATGGAATCGAAACGTGTGAAACATATGCACTAGAGATCCTTGAAGAAGGTTCCCATATGAATCACAAGAAAAAGAAGTAGGGGATAAAACTAAATGGCATCTACTCAAGCAAATCTTAAATTAACACAGGTTCAAGGTGTTACTGTTGTCTCTGAAAATGGCAGTACACCTGCTGCTCAGACAATTCGTTTGAATAATGAACTTAAAAAATCAACAGAAACTGTAGGTACCCCGGTTGTAGATATTAGTGCCATTTATTGGACACTCGGTGATGGTGCGACTGCTACTATCACAAGAAACAGTGTCTTGCTGCATACTTTACACCTGTCAGGAAAATTAGAATTTTACGGCTTCTCTGATAACAGAGAGAACGAGTCTGATATTGTCGTTAGTGTCACTGGCGCTGGTGGTACAGTAATTGTACAGACAGCAAAGATTGCAGGTTACGGCTCACAACAACACCAAGGCGCTGATGGAGATCTAGGCTAATGAGATTAATCAAAGAATTAAATGAAGACGTTCAATACTTTTTAGAAGAAAGCAAAGATGGAAAGAAGAATCTTTTCATCGAGGGCGTTTTCCTACAATCAAATTTAAAAAATCGTAACGGCAGAGTATACCCTAAAGAAGTTATGCGAAATGAAGTCGCACGATACACCGCCGAAAGTATTGACAAGAAGAGAGCATTAGGCGAACTTGGTCACCCAGAAGGACCGTCACTTAATCTTGATCGCGTGTCACACATGATCGTATCATTGAAAGAAGACGGCGATAACTGGATAGGTAAAGCTAAGATTTTAGACACTCCAATGGGAAAAATCGCAGCTAATTTAATTGAAGCAGGCGCTCAGTTAGGCGTCAGTTCAAGAGGGCTTGGATCCATTAAAGAAAAGAATGGAATCAATGAAGTCCAAAACGATTTTATGCTGGCAACAGCCGCTGACATCGTAGCAGATCCTTCTGCACCAGATGCATATGTTGAAGGTATTATGGAAAATAGAGAATGGGTAATGGTTGACGGTATCTGGACTGCAAGAGATATGGAACAGGCACAACAAACAATTCGCAAAGCATCTAGCCGTGAACTAGAAGAAGCGAAGATTCAGGTGTTTAGCTCATTCTTGAACAAGTTATCCAAAATTTAAATTTATATAAATAAACAAGTTAACAAACTTTAAGGAGACATTAAATGGCTGTTGAATCCAAAATCAGAGAGCTCCTTGGCAAGGTCGGTGAAGTAGACACCCTTGTTGAAGAAGCTCAAAGCATTGAGGAAAAGGCTGGTTTACCAAACTCGAAAGATGTTGGTGACAAGACTATCCCTACACAGGGTGACTCAAATGCTAATCCAGAACAGGAAGACTTATCAGGATCAGATGACAAAGGTGGATTAACTTCACCTGTTGGAAAAGCTGCATCTGCAAAAGCATCCAAAGACACAACACTGCCTAAAGGTAACGGCGCTGGACAAGCTCCAAACTATGACAGTGGCACAGACTCTGCGTCTGTTGTAAACAACCCAACATCTGCTGGCGTCCGCGAAGAGGAAGAAGTAGATTTTGAAGAAGATCAGGAAGTTATCGCTGAAGATGAAGTAGAAGAAATTTCCGCTGAAGACGAAAGTGAATTAGTAGAGCATGATATCGCTTCACTATTTGCTGACGAAGAACATCTAAGCGAAGACTTCAAAGTAAAAGCTGCATCTATCTTTGAAGCAGTACTAACTGCTAGAGTAGCATCAGAAATTGACGCTATTGAATCTGACATTCGAGAAGAAGCAAAATTAGCGGAAGAAGAGTTCCGTACTGATATGGTCGAGAAGATCGATGCGTATCTTTCATATGTTGCTGAAAATTGGATGAAGGAAAACGAACTTGCAATTGAGCGAGGACTCAGGACAGAAATTACTGAAGACTTTATCAAAGGCATGAAGGGCTTGTTTGAAGATCATTACATCGAAGTACCTGCTGAGAAGTATGACGTACTAGGTGAAATGCAGACTCAAATTAATGAACTGAAGACTAAGTTGGATGAGAACGTTGCAGAGAAGATCGCAATGGTTTCTGAAAAAGTAGCACTTCTACGTCAACAAGCAATAACTGAAGCGTCCACTGATCTGACCGTAACAGAATCCGAAAAACTTGCTAAATTGGTTGAGAACGTTGAGTTTGATACTGAAGACATGTTTGCTGAAAAAGTATCTGTAATCAAAGAGAATTACTTCCCTAAGGTTAAAGCTACTACTGAAGACAAAATGCAAGATACAGTAGAAGAAGAATTCATTACCGAAAACAGTGCAATGGCTGTATACTCACAGTCTATTAGCAAAGCAGTCAAAAAGTAATTTTTTATAAATAGTAATAATATTATATACACAACCAAGTAAGGAGAAACTTAAATGTATCTTTCAGAGCAATTACAACAGAAATGGAGTCCTGTCCTCGAACACGCGGATTTGCCAGCCATTAAAGACCCGCACAAGCGCGCCGTTACTACTGTTATTCTGGAAAACCAAGAGAAAGCTCTTCGTGAAGAAAAGCAAGCTCTGTTTTCAGAAGCAGCACCTAGCAACAGCGTAACTGGTGGCGGAATCGACAACTACGATCCGATTCTTATCTCATTGGTAAGACGCGCACTTCCTAACCTTATGGCATATGATGTCGCTGGCGTTCAGCCAATGACTGGACCTACTGGTCTTATCTTTGCTATGAAGTCACACTACGGCACACAGGCCGGCGCTGAAGCATTGTTCAACGAAGCCGATACTGACTTCTCTGGTACAGGCACAGGTCACGCTGGATCTAACCCAGTAGACGGTACTTACACAACAGGTACTGGCGTTGCAACAGCAACTGGCGAGGACTTCGGTGACAGTGTTACTCTTAATGAGATGGCATTCAGCATCGAAAAGACAACTGTTACTGCTAAGACCCGCGCGTTGAAAGCTGAGTACACAGTAGAACTTGCACAAGACTTGAAAGCAGTACACGGTCTTGACGCAGAAGGCGAGTTGAGCAACATCTTGTCTCAAGAAATTCTTGCTGAAATTAACCGCGAAGTAATTCGCACAATCTACAAAGTCGCTAAGCCTGGTGCTGCATCTACTGCAACTGCTGGTACTTTCGACTTGGACGTTGACTCTAACGGTCGTTGGTCTGTAGAGCGTTTCAAAGGCTTGTTGTTCAACATCGAGCGTGATGCAAACGTAATCGCACAAGACACAAGGCGTGGAAAAGGTAACTTCATCATCTGTTCAGCAGACGTTGCAAGTGCTTTAGCTATGTCAGGCGTACTTGACTATACTCCTGCTTTGTCTACTGACTTGAACGTTGATGACACTGGCAACACATTTGCTGGTACATTGAACGGTCGTTACAAAGTATACATCGATCCTTACTCCGCTAACACAGGTTCTGCTAGTCAGTTCTATGTTGCAGGATACAAAGGTTCTAGTGCTTATGACGCAGGTATTTTCTACTGCCCATATGTTCCTTTACAGATGGTTCGCGCAATCGACCCAGCGACATTCCAGCCAAAGATCGGCTTTAAGACTCGCTACGGCATGATCGCTAACCCGTTCGTAACACAAGCCAATGGTACAACTGATGCTGATACATTCACTGCATCTCGCAATCAGTACTACCGTCGAGTTAAAGTTACAAACTTGATGTAAGAAAAAGAATCCGTAAAGGACAATTTTAAGAGCGCACTTCGGTGCGCTTTTTTTTGCCTTATAAATAATACAGTAACTAGGAGCTATCATGGCATACAATCCAATAACAAATGTAGCAGAAGCAGGATATACCGGCGCATCGAATCCAGATGAATTAGATTTTCTTAGACCTACTGGGTTCAAGTTCCAGATACACAACATTCCAAATGTATCCTTCTTTTGTCAGGCAGCTAACTTGCCGCAGATGTCTATTGGTTCTCCTGAAGTAGAGACTCCACTATCAACTCTTGCGTTTCCCGGTGACAAGCTGAGATTCGGTGAGCTAGTTATTAGATTCCTCGTACAAGAAGATATGGCTAATTACAAAGAATTGTACAACTGGATGATAGGCTTGGGTTCTCCTGAAGACCATAAACAATTTACAAAGTATATAGATGGACAACGATACCGATTTCCGAATCAAAATCAAAGAGCTAAAGACCTTGGTCAGTTCAGTGATGCTGATCTTTTCGTTCTTGATAGTAATAATAATCCTTCAAATCGTATTTCTTTTGTAGACTGCTTCCCGATTAGCTTGGAAGGTCTAGATTTCGACATTAGCTCTGGTGATCAAAACTACTTTGTTGGTGTCGCAGCATTCAGATATCGACTGTTTACAGTAGAATCGGTCAAATAGTACTTGACTTCTATACCGTAATGCGGTATAATATGTATAAATAAGACCTCGAGATTATTATGATAACATTGAAAGAACTCCAAGACTCTTGGGCTGTAGACTGTAAGATTGATGAACTATCACTTGGCAAAGAGTCTACACGCACGCCTGAGCTACACTCAAAATACCTAAATCACATGTCAGATGTGCGTTTGCATTTGCGCAGATCACAGGCTGCTCTATACAAATTGCGCAAGGTAAAGACATCGTACTTTCGCGGTGAACTGTCTAGAGAAGAACTCGTTGCACTAGGATGGGACCAATGGCTAGGACCCAAGCCGCTAAAATCTGATATGAATGAAATGCTCGATTCAGATGATGATGTGATTGAACAAACAAACAAGGTTGAGTACATTGCAACTGTCGGTGATTTTTTAGAGCGAGTTTTACGCAATCTAAATAGTAGAACGTGGGACATCAAAAACAGTATAGAGTGGACTAAATTCACTAACGGACTTTTGTAATGATAACAGTGACTAAAAAGAATGAAGTATATTTGATTGTAGACTGCGATGTTAGCACTCTACAAGAGATCAATGACTTCTTTACTTTTGAAGTACCAGGCGCACGATTTATGCCAGCGTACAAGTCACGCATGTGGGACGGCAAAGCTAGACTGTTTAACATCTATGCGAAAGAATTGCCAGTAGGCTTGCTATCATATCTAGAAGGATTCGCAAAGCAGCTAGAATACACCATAAGTATAAATATCGACGTTATCGGCGACCCGGTATCAAATTCATATATCGAAAACTTTACAAAGGAGTTAAATCTACACACTAATGGCAAACCAATTGAAGCCCGTGATTATCAAATTGAAGCCGCGTCTACTGCAATTCGCTCAGGACGCCAACTCTTACTTAGCCCCACTAGCAGTGGTAAGTCTCTCATTCTTTTTACCCTGGTTCGTTATTATCAGCGCCTAGGAAAAAAGCAACTCTTGGTTGTCCCGACCACTTCATTAGTGGAGCAAATGTACGGGGACTTTCAAGACTACGCATCAGAAACAGATTGGCAAGCATCTGAAAATGTCCATCGTATATACGGTGGTAAAGAAAAATCAAATGAATTTCCAATCACAGTAACAACGTGGCAATCTGTATACAAGTTTCCAAAGAAATGGTTTGAGAAATTTGATGTTGTATATGGAGACGAGGCGCATTTATTTAAAGCAAAATCACTAACTAGCATTATGAATAAATGTGAGAATGCGCCTTATCGCTTCGGTGCTACTGGTACGCTTGACGGAACAAAGACACATAAACTGGTATTAGAAGGCTGCTTCGGACCAGTGATAAATGTCACTACCACAAAAAAACTCATGGACGAAGGTAGCATCGCTAAATTAAAAGTGAACTGCATCGTCCTACAATACCCTGACGAAGAAAGGAAAAAAGTCAAGGGAATGTCATATCAAGAAGAGATGGATTATCTCGTATCTAATGACAAGAGAAATGTGATTCTCAGAAATCTAGCAACTACACAAAAAGGGAACTCTCTCGTACTATTTCAGTATGTTGAAAAGCATGGCGCAATATTGTACGATATGATTAGACGCAAAGTATCTGATGGTCGCCCCGTGTATTTCGTATACGGCGGCACTGATACTGATCAGCGTGAGCAGATTAGAGCATTGACAGAGAAAGCAAATGATGCTATAATTGTTGCATCATATGGTACATTCTCTACAGGTATCAACATAAGAAACCTGCACAATGTTATCTTCGCATCACCTAGCAAGTCCCGAATAAGAAACTTACAGTCTATTGGTAGAGGGCTTAGGAAAGGTGACGACAAAACTACATGCAACCTATATGATGTTGGCGATGATCTGTCTTGGAAGTCTAAGAAGAACTACACACTGAACCACATGATTGAACGAATCAAGCTGTACAACGAAGAAAGTTTTGACTACAAGATAGTAAATCTTGATGTTTATGGGGAAAAGAAATGAACGTGAAAGCATACATCATATCTTACTTTGGCAGCAAGGATGAACCAGAAGCGAGAAGCATCCGGGTAGAAAATCACAAACAGCAAATTGAATTCTGGCGAAAGACTTGTCCTAATATGGAAATTAAAGTTTTAGCACAAGACTATTACGCAGATGAGTATATACCTGGCGTTCAGTATTTACCGCATGCTTTGGTACCGCCTGGGAAAGCGAGAAACGTATTGCTTGAGGCTTTCTATGCAGATAGCACACATGAGTGGGCGTTGTTTATGGACAACGATGCTATACTAAAAGAACACGCAGAATTCTCACACACAGGTATCAACATATGTGACGTACTCACAGAATACCCAGAGAATTTTGAGGGTGTTGATCTGTTCTTCCCTCACTGGGACGGTAGACCGGGAGACGGCGCATTCAAAGACAAGTACAGCAATCTTGATAAAAATTATCTCAATGTTAAATGGGACGATGAGTTGTGCTTTGATAGAAAGTTTGGCTCTATGAAAGGTACGATGTTCTTTCTAAGAAAAAATGATGCCAAGGTTATGTTCAACGAAGAGTTTGATTATGTAGATGGACAATTAGTAGTAGGTGAAGATGATTTCTTTGCACTTGAATGTGCGATGAATGGTTATGGCACTTACATTCTAAGAAACATTATGTTGAAAGAGTTTACCTCTCCTAGTACACACGCTGGAGCACAAAACACTCGTAAAGCAGAGATGGATAAAGGTGATAAGATCTTTAGTAGAATCTATGGCTTACCTGCTAGTCGCGGGCAGTGGTATAAATATGTAGGAAGACGATATGGTATATATCTTGATAAGAGAATAACAAGACCATACACAAAAGATTATGTAGTTAACACATTGGAGTCTCTTTTTGCATGAGTGATACAATAAGAATTTTTAAACTGATAACAGGTGATATAGTTATTGCTATGATTGATAATGCGTATACACAAAATTTGGATGATACTATCAATCTCACTTTTCCTGTTGAAGTTATCACATTATACAAAGAAGCAGGGAAGGATATGCGTGAGAGATTTAACTTGAAGCCTTGGCAAACTCTCTCAAGCGCGGATTCAATCACTATAAATAGTAGTGTAATACTTTATATTACTGAACTAAAAACAGAGTATGCGTCAGAATATATGGCAACAGTTGAACATTTTTACTTGGGAGGAGATGACGAGGGAGAGCTAGAAGATGAGCTACCAAATCTTATCCCATCTGATAGTGTAACAAAGATACATTGATATTATTCCTTTCAATCGCAACATAGCGAAGTGTACAGCAAACTAAATACGTTGTCAAGCGTTATTTTTATTATGGAGACCTAAAGTGAAGACAAAAACAAAGACTGCTCACTATATCGATAACAAGGAATTTCTAAAACAAATTTCTGAGTATCGAGAAAAGGTGTTGGCAGCAAAAGAAGCAGACGAACCGAAGCCTCGCGTCACCCATTATCTTGGTGAATGCATGGTCAAGATTGCAAACCATTTGGCATACAAATCCAATTTTGTCAATTATACCTTTCGAGATGAAATGATTCTGGATGGCATTGAAAACTGCATCACCTATATTGACAACTTCAATCCTGAAAAATCTAAGAACCCGTTTGCATATTTCACGCAAATTACCTACTATGCTTTTCTGCGTAGAATTCAGAAAGAAAAGAAACAGCTAGACATCAAGCAAAAATATATCAAGAGTATTGACATAGAAGGGCTGATTGCAGATGAAGAAGGATCGGGCAACACCGAATATCTGGATTTCATTCGCAAGCAAGCTGATGATGCTGCAATGCTAAATGAAAAACACAAGGATCAGAAGCTGGCTAAGCGTAGACCGAAATACTTTGATGATGCTGAAGCACTCAAGTTAGCGAAAGAAAAGGTCGAACAACTTAAAGATTTGGCTGATTAGTACTTGACATAACATTTGAATACTTGTATAATGCGCGTATGAATATTAGATACTCCGAGATTTTTTATAGCTTCCAAGGTGAAGCAGAACTAGCTGGCACACCTACTGCATGGCTTCGATTCTTTGGTTGCAACTTAGAATGCAATGGCTTCGGTCAAAAGAATCCTGAAGATGAAAGCACATGGATATTGCCATACAAAGACTATGACCTGATCAATGTGAAAAAGGTTGAAGATCTTCCTGTATGGCAGTATGGATGTGACAGCTCTTACTCATGGTCAAAGAAGTATAAGCATTTGGCGCAAGACTGTGATGTTGAAGAAGTTTGTGATAGAATAGAATTAAGTTTACCTTTCAACAAATTTACTCATCCTGTAACTGGTCAAGAAAATATGCTTGCTTTTACAGGTGGCGAACCCATGTTGCGACAGAAACAAATGAAGGCAATTGTCAATGAGTTTCTGATTCGCGGCAACCCACCTAAAATAATCACCGTAGAAACAAACGGTACAAAACCATTGAATCCTGAACTGCGAGATTTCATCAACGTATATCTTGCTGATATGGGAATACGTTGGCATTGGGCTATTAGTCCTAAGACGCTTTTCACTGCTGGCGAGAAAGACAAAATTATGCCAGATATCTACGTCGATTACTTACAGGCAACACGAAGCACAGGCATCATAAAATTTGTGTGTAACGGCACAGAGAATTCTTGGAACGAGATTGATTACTGGTGTAGAGAAACAAATGCTCTGGCTGATTCAAACGAGATTCCGCACCCAGAAGTTTGGATAATGCCTGCAGGTGCGACAAAAGAAGAGCAAGAAGAAGTTGCTGACATCTGCATGGAAGCGATGTGTCGTGGTTATAAAGTAGCTACGAGAAATCATAGCTACGTTTTCGGCAACGCGATAGGTACATAATGCATATAACATGGGAACAGTATGATGCGATGATCAATAAACTATATCGCCGCGTACAAGATCAAAATTACGACATCATCATAGGTGTCACAAGAGGCGGTTTAGTTCCTGCTGTTCAACTGTCGCACTTGCTAGGCGTACCAATGGCTACTGTTCAATACCAATTAAGAGATGGTAACGGCTCAATGCACATCACCTCACAGCAAAGTTACCAAAAGGCTTTGATTGTAGATGACATCTGTGACACAGGTGATACAATAAGAGGATTATCTGAAGTATTTAAGAACACCGATTTTGCCGTTCTAATAGACAAGACAGGCGATAGTATGGTAAAATATAGAGCAGAGTATTTTGAGGCTGATGACTGGGCTCCAGTGCACTGGGTAGTTTTCCCATGGGAACAATAGTAGCATTTGGTGACAGCTACACTTCAGGTCTAAACAAACCAGACCCGAACAATCGTTACTATGTCACACCGTTCGTCGAGCATGTCGCCAATGAGTTGGGATTTGATCTAATAAATTACGGTATAGATGGAAACTCAAATCCTGCAATCGCTAGTCAGATATTAGCACACGATTTCACAGAAGATCAATTTGCACTTGTAACATGGAGTGGACATACTAGAGATTGGGACTGGGACCCAGAACGTTTGAGATTCAAGAAAGCGAATCTTAGGGTACGCAAACCAAGAGAACTAGATATCTGCTATTACATGTCAGAAATTTCTATCAGATCGGCAGAAAACTACTTGACAAAGAATTCAGTTCCATCTATAATGTATGCAGGATTTGTTGAACACATGATAATTCAGATGGAACAGTGGGATAATTTTATACCAGGCACTTTGAAAGAATTATGTGAAGATGATATGGAACTATGTCAGCATCCTAATGCAGAAGGACATAGAAAAATTGCATATTCAATACTAGATGATGTGAAGGAAAGAACAAATGAGCGTAAACCAAACAATGAGCATAAGCCAAACAATTAGAGATCGAATTGAACGCTCTGGTTCTCGATACTATGCGGCAGATAACATCTCAGGATTTATTGAAGATGATGAACTTGACTTGCTAGTCGATGAAGTCTCAGATAAATTTGAAAGCGTGTTGCAATCTCTGATAATTGACACGGAAGAAGATCCTAATAGCATTGGTACAGCAAGGCGAATGGCTAAAATGTATGTGCATGAAATCATGAGTGGCAGATATTATCCAATGCCAGACCCCAACAGTTTTCCTAATTATGTAGAAGACGGTTATGAGGGTATGCTGGTTGTCAGAAGTGAATTGAAAAGTATTTGTTCGCATCATCATCAGCCAGTCTCAGGCGTTGCATACATAGGAATCATTGCGGGTGACAAGCTCTTAGGTCTAAGTAAGTACACGCGGATCGCACAGTGGTGTGCTATGCGTGGTACATTACAAGAAGAACTCAATGTTATGATCGCTAATGAGATACAAGAACACTCAGGCGCAGAGCATGTAGGGGTGTATGTGCAAGCAACGCATGGTTGTTGCGAGAACAGAGGTATTAAAGCACACAGTTCCTTAACACAGACAACTGTATTAAGAGGGGGCTTTAAAAAGCCAGACCTAAAGAAAGAATTTTTCGACAACATCAAATTACAACAGGAGTTTGCACCTAGATCATGAAACATATAATGGTAGACATCGAAACTCTTAGCGTCAGACCTTATGCGAGTATACTATCTATTGGTGCAGTCGCATTCAATGTTGAAGATGGTGTGCTTGATACATTCTATATCAATGTTGACGCGAAGTCTTGTAAAGATGTTGGGTTGCATGTTTCTAAAGATACGGTTGAGTGGTGGTCTAGACAATCATCTGAAGCAAGAAAAGTTTTGACTGTAGATCCGCAGCCCATAGGTGAAGCACTTGATAAGTTTTCTGAATGGTTTGGAACTGACAGAAAGAACACCGTCATTTGGGGCAACGGTGCCGCGTTTGACATATCGATATTAGAATCAGCATATTGGAATACTGATAGGACTATCCCATGGACGCCGTGGAAAGTGCAGTGTTACAGGACAGTATTGAATCTAGTTGGTGTCAGTAATGCTAAGATACGCAAAGCAGAATCTGACACTCACCACAACGCGCTAGACGATGCAATGAGTCAAACGCGAACCTTATTGACTATACTCAGGAGCTAGTATGAAGAAGCCTAAAATCCTTCGTGATGTAACAGACATCAAGATGTCCTACCAAGGCGATTTGGTTGTGAGTCTTCGTGACGGACTTGGTCAAAGAGAAGATCATAAATTGCTTGACATGGACAGAGAAACCATCTATAATATTATTATTGATGCTTACTATCTAGGTAAGATTGAGCAGAGTAATGAAATCAAAAAGGTGTTAGGTCTATGAATGTATTCAAACTAAACGAAGATCCTGCTGTTGCCGCAATGCTACAAAACGACAAGCATGTTGTGAAGATGGCTACAGAATATGCTCAGTTACTTTCTACTGCTCACCGTGTACTTGACGGTGAAATGTATATCGATAAAACTGCAAACAATCGACGCATCAAGCGTTGGCGCATGTCTGATGATGTAATGGAGTCTACGCTGTACAAAGCTAGTCATATCAACCATCCTTCTAACATATGGACACGCGAAACGTCTGCGAACTATCGATGGTTGCACACACTCTGGATTGAAACATGCAACGAGTATACCTTTCGCTATGGCAAAGAGCATGGTGCTTATACAAAACTACACGCACTTGTTGCTGACTCACCTAAGAATATCCCTGAAGGCAATCTTACTGTATTGCCGCAAGCAATGCCTGATGATGTCAAGGGTGATGATGCTGTGTTGGCATATCAAAAATATTATCGACAATACAAGGCACATTTCTCTAAGTGGACTAACAGAGCTACCCCGGACTTCATGAATGCATAAGCTAGAGTATGTAGTATCAGGGACAAGCTATATGCGGATCGCAAACCCTCTTGCGGCTAATGATCCTGATACTGCTGGCGTGATAAATCAAATCTTTGATAATTTTGTCAACAATCATTATAGTCACAATTATTCTATCTTGTATAATGCATATCAAGAAGCAGACTATGGAGGACGATTTGAACCTTACAGAGATCATATCAAAAACATTCACGCAGACTCTGGTGGATTGCAGATAGTCACACAAGGTAAGACTATCACTGAAGAGTTGAAAGAAAAGGTATATCACAATCAAGCGGAATTTGCTGATGTTGGTATGTGCTTTGATGAGATACCTATCATCATGCCAAGTGGCAAGTCAGATAGAAACGATGTTTCAGGTAGATACTTTGACTTTGAAAACTACGAGGCACTTGCTAGAAAAACAGGCAATAATATCAGAAAGCAAGTAGAGATATTTGATGAGAAATCAAGCTCCTGTAAATCATTTGCAATTTTACAAGGAAATTGCTATGACACATACATGACTTGGTTTGATAGGATGCTATCTGAGGTCCCTCAGAGCGGACACGGGTACATCGGAGGGGTTGCTATGGGTGCGGCTGCACTCGGAACAGGACCACTTGAAGATGTGAAACGTGCATTTATTGCTAGTCAGCTTCCTTTTAGAAATGCAGAAGGCAAATTACATCTCCACGTTCTAGGAGTCGGCAGTGTTCGACGCATGATTCCTTATCTAATCTTTTGTCAGAATGGGCTGTATGATCACGTTGAAATTTCATATGATAGTACCTCGCATGCAAGAGCAGCAGAGAATGGATTGTACTTTATCAATGGCAGAACTATGTCCATAGGTAGAGCATGGGGTCCTAACTATGAATTAATTTACAACGATCTCAATACAGTTATGGATGTAGGTACTACTATTGAAGACTTCTACAATGTGCTGAACAACGGCGTGGGCGACTACAAGAAACTAGGTGGCGATCTGTATATGTGGATGCGTGTTAGGACTATGGTTGTTGCAGGTAGTACTCGAAACTTCATGCGAACTATGCAAACCATGCTGACTGACAAAGATGCTTTATTGAAGTATTCGGTCAAGATGCGGCTTGAACATCAATTCAGAAACTTGTATAATATCAAATCTGTTGACGATTTCCGTAGATGGGAATCTGACCAGTATCTGGGAGGTAGTATGAAATCTACCCCTGTACGAACAGACGCACCGCCGTCATTAGAGGATTTGTTTTTATGAGAAAAAGTTTTATTCAGGTTAGTTTTCAGAAAGAAGGCATTCACAAATACCCTGCCGCTGCAAATCTACCTGGTGTAGAATTTTTGCAATACCCACATCGGCATATGTTTCACTTCTATGTGACTCTTGGAGTGTTTCATGATGACAGAGATGTTGAATTCATACTATTGAAGCGGGAACTTGAAGCGTTATATGATGGCGGGACTTTGCAGTTAAACAATCAATCATGTGAAATGCTTGCAGATAGTCTGCTTGATTACATGGAAGCATATTACCCTGACAGGGCTTGCAAGGTTGAAGTTTACGAAGACGATGAGAATGGGGGTATTGTGCAGAATGATCTATTTAGTTGATCTAGAATATGTAGAGACTCGCTACACAGCACAGTGGAAAGTACATTTCCCTGAGGCTATTAGAAATGCGGGTGCGGCTGTGACTGTCATTGACGGTCCTAATAACATTGCTGAGTGCGCAACACCTGGTGCATTTCTAAATTTTTCTGGTACGAACATATACAAGTCTGAGCAAGTTAGGAAAATTGCTGAGTTGTTTCATGCAAACAAAGTCCAACCAGGCGACAAGTTCGTGTTCGCTGATGCGTGGCATCCAGGTATCATCAACTTAAAATACATGTCACAGTTGCTAGGTGTACCTGTAGAAACTCACGGTCTTTGGCATGCCGGTTCGTATGACCCTAATGATTTTCTCGGCGCGCATGGTGATCAGCGATGGTTGCAACATGCCGAGAAAAGTTTTTATCATGCATACGACTACAATTGGTTTGCATCGCATGATCACATGGGTTTGTTTAATCTCTACTTTGGCACTGATAGAACGTATCGAACAGGCTGGCCTATGGATTATTTGATCCATGAGATTGCGCATGACACACGTGGTATCGATAAAGAGGATGTGATACTATTCCCACATCGATTAGCTGTCGAGAAACAGCCTGAAATATTCAGAGATATGCAGAAACATTTACCTGAGTACACACTGGTTGTAGCACAAGATGAATCTCTCACTAAAGCAGAGTATCATAAGTTGCTTGGTTCAGCTAAGATGGTGTTCTCTGCAAACTTACAAGAGACTCTAGGTATAGGTTGCTATGAAATTCTATGTGCCGGCGGCATGCCGTTAGTGCCGGATGCTCTATCGTACAGCGAAATGTACAGTCACGAATTCAAATATCCATCTGATTGGACAGCATCTTTTGCTCAATATGAAAAGCACCGAGAAGAGTTGCTTGCCCGTATTCGACAGATGATGACATTCTATGATGATGGTTTGATGTTACATAGTATAGATAAGAATTATAAGTTTCTAACAGAAGAATATTTTTCTGCTGACGGTTTAATCAACGTACTAAAAGGTGAAGAGTGATGCATTTATCTACAAAAACATATGGACATGAGAGAGGACTTTCGTGTACTTTCAGACAGCCTAACGCAACGCATAGTCATTGCTCTTTGTTGCATGGGTATTCTCTAGGATTCAAGTTTACTTTTGCTTGTGAAAGTTTGGATGATAAGAACTGGGTTGTAGATTTCGGCGGTCTGAAGGACCTTAAATATTGGCTTGAAGATCACTTTGACCACAAACTTGTTGCCGATGTTAACGACCCCGCAATGGATATGTTTGAAGAGTTAGAAGTAGCTGGTCTAGCATCACTGACTATACTTGATGGCGTGGGGTGTGAAAAGTTTGCTGAACACGCATTCATGTATGCTGATGAAATGGTTAGAAACATGACAGACAATCGCTGTTGGGTGACCGAAGTTGAGTGTATGGAACACGGCGCAAACTCCGGTGTCTTTTACGCATGAAGGTAGCAATCATCACGGACACGCACTTCGGTGCTAGATCGGATTCTATTCCGTTTGACAATTTCTTTGAGAGTTTCTACAATGATTCGTTCTTCCCTGAGATAGAGAAGCAGGGCGTAAAGACAATCATTCACTTGGGTGATATTTTTGATCGACGAAAGTATATCAACTTCAACACCTTAGCAAGTTGCAAGAAATATTTTTTTGATGAGGCACGCCGCAGAGGTATAGACATACATCTTATACCAGGCAATCACGACACCTATTTCAAAAATACAAATGAAGTAAACTCACCTAACCTATTACTCGCAGAGTATGACAACATAATTTTGTATCAAGATCCGACTGAAGTTAAGTTCGGCAATACTAATATTCTACTGATGCCTTGGATCTGTTCAGAGAATTATGCAGCATCAAAAGATGCTTTGGAGAATGCAGATGCTACCATTTGTTTTGGTCATTTTGAACTTGCTGGTTTCCAGATGTATAAAGGCGTTAGAAATGAGCATGGTATGGATCCTAAGATTTTTAATCAGTTTGACCTTGTTTGTAGTGGGCACTTTCATCATCGTGACCGTAGTGGTAATATATTTTATCTCGGAAATCCATACGAAATTACTTGGTCAGATTACGATGATCCGAGAGGGTTTCATATCATGGAGACAGAAACTGTAGACTTTACATTTTATGAGAATCCCTACAAAATGTTTCATAAAGTATACTATGATGATACTAATGTACAGGTTATGAAACAGATTGAGGAATTTGATTACTCTACGTTACAGAACCGATCTGTCAAATTGATTGTTGTGAACAAAACGGACTTCACGGCATTTGACAAGCTAGTTGATACGTTGTATACTTGTAACCTTAATGAGTTGAAAATCATCGAAGACTTTTCTGAGTTTGAAGACGAGGCAGTAGGTGAAGAGAATATTGATCTAGAGGATACGATGACATTGCTTGTAGATTATGTGGATAATATCAATACTGATCTTGACCGTGATAGGTTGAAAACACAATTGCGAACTCTATATGTGGAAGCACAAGATATTCAATGAAGGTATTACTAACTTCAGGGTGTAGCTTTACTGAAACAGAAGAAGGCCACACACGTTGTTGGCCTTTACCTCTGTCTGAAATTTTAAATGTGCCACTAGTAAATTATGCTAAATCATCTGTAGGTAATCAGTACATTGCGCGAACTGTTGTTCAAGGCGTTGAGAGATTGTTAGAAGAACTGTCAGCCGAAGATCTGCTTGTAGGTGTAATGTGGACAGGCATTGATCGTCACGAAGTTTATCAAGGCGATGACTGGCAAACTCTCAATGCTCATTGGGATGATCCATTGTCAACAGTGTACTATAATAACTTACATGACTTAACAGGTGCTGCCCTGACTACCGCATACTGGCAGTTTCTAACTGAACAGTATCTGCAAAACAAAGGTGTGAAATATTTTATGACTCGTATGTCAGCATATCCTAGCGAACTGAGTCTAGAGGGTACTGATAATGCCGAGTATAAATTATTGAAAGCGAGTAGAAAAAACTGGCTGCCTGTCGAAGGGGAATTTGATTGGTTAGAAGCGTATTCTGACACAGTGTTTACAAAGAGAGAGTCTGAGGGCTATCACTGTCATCCCGACGATGTGCAACATAAAACATTTACACGGCAAGTTATCATGCCTTGGTTGAAGAGAACTTATGATATATTTTGAGAAACTTCGATGGAAAAACTTCCTGTCAACAGGAAACGCATTTACTGAAATGCAATTCACTCGCAGCCCGTCTACTCTTATTGTAGGTGAGAACGGCAGCGGCAAATCTACAATGCTTGATGCACTATGCTATGTGCTATTCAACAAGCCATTCAGAAACATAACTAAACCTCAACTACTCAATACTATAAATAACAAGTCACTAGTAGTTGAAATCGAATTCAGGATCGGCACACATAATTATCTTGTGCGACGAGGCACTAAGCCTAATATCTTTGAAATATATTGCGATGATGTTCTAGTAGACCAGGACGCTGCGGCGAGAGACTCTCAGAAGTACCTAGAGGAGGTAGTTCTAAAGTTAAATTACAAATCGTTCACACAGATTGTGATACTAGGCTCCGCGTCCTTCACTCCTTTTATGCAGCTACCACTGGGTCAGCGCAGAGAAATTATCGAAGACATCCTAGATATCAAAATCTTCACTGTGATGAATACTGTACTTAAAGAAAAACAAAACATTCTCAAAGACACAATTCGTGACGTAGAAACCAAAATGGAAGTTGCAAAACAGAAGGCTGAATTGCAAAAGAAATTTATTGAAACGTTAGAGCAAAGCAAAGCCAATAAAATAACAGAGATAAAGGAGCAAATACTTGAAATCGACAAGACGATTAATGATGCGGAAACAACAGCAGTTGCGCTCACAGAGCAGAAGACGAATCTTGGAGATCCAGAAGGAAAAAGAACCGACCTTGCTCGATACCGAGATCGATTCACACAACAACTCCGAAAAATTAAAACCGAGTTAGACTTCTATCAGGATCATGATGATTGCCCTACATGTAAGCAGGGCATTCCTCATGAATTCAAAACGGGGATGCAGGAAGCGCGAACTTCTAAGCTAGAGGAGTTAGAGGCAGCTACTTTAGAATTAGATGCGCAGATGGATGAAGTAGAGGCTACTCTTAAAGAGTGGGCTAGACTGATGACTCTGATATCCGATGCTAACAATGACATCATACTTAATCAAAGACAGCTACAGAGGTTAAATCTGGAGCTCCACGACGCTAAAAGTAACGTTGCAGACATCGATGAAGAAACTGCAAAGTTAAAAACTCTGGCTAAAGATGTCGTAGCGAGTAACAAAACTAGGTCAGAGAAAAATGAAGAGCAACACTATCTATCAGCATGTGGCTCGTTGTTGAAAGATACAGGCATCAAAACTCGCGTGATAAAGCAATTTCTTCCTGCGATAAATAAACTTGTCAATAAATACTTAGCGTCTATGGACTTCTTTGTTCAGTTTAATCTGGATGAGAAATTTAACGAGACGATTAAGTCTAGACATCGAGACAAGTTTTCGTATGCTAGTTTCAGTGAAGGGGAGAAGCAGCGAATTGATTTAGCCTTGCTATTCACCTGGAGAACAATAGCAAAGATGAAAAACTCGGCAGCAACAAACTTGCTGATACTTGACGAGGTGTTTGACAGTAGCTTAGATAATAATGGAACGGACTACGTTATGAACCTGTTAAATACTATTGGCGATGAAACACATGTATTTGTCATATCACATAAAGGTGATGTACTATTTGATAAATTCAGAAGCGTGATCAAATTTCAAAAGAAACAAAACTATTCGGTAATGACATAATGGATCTAAAGAATTTACAACTAGTAGAATTTGGCAATGATATGCTGAAAAGGCAGCCCGCTCCATTTGACTTTGAAAAGTACAATGCAGAAGAAGTCGGTAAGGCGCTTATGAAGAAGCAATTGGAATTGAATGGCGCTGGCTTATCTGCCAATCAGGTTGGGCTAGACATGCAAGTATTCACATTCGGTGATGGAAAAGACTTAGTTCGGTACATCATAAACCCTGAAGTAGTTGACTTATCAGATGAAACTGTTATAATGAGAGAAGGTTGCTTGAGTTTGCCTGGAGTGTGGCTAAACTTGAAAAGACCAACTTCTGTCACTGCAAGGTATCAACGAACAGACGGTAGTTGGGCTACAGAAACATTTAGTGAATTGGCTGCGAGAGTTTTCTTGCATGAGTATGATCATATGCTAGGGCAAAACTTTACGCAGCGGGCGTCGAAGTTGAAATTGGACATGGCGTTAAAGCGCATTAAGACAAAGGTGAAAAATAATGGTCTTAGATTACAAAAAGCAAATCGGCTTCTCTAGAATAGGTTTCACTTGTTCTACCTTTGACCTGTTACATGCAGGACATATCGTGATGTTAGAAGAAGCAAAGCGACATTGTGAACATCTTATTGTAGGTTTGCAAAATGATCCTACTATAGATAGGTGTGATAAGAATAAGCCAGTGCAGAGTATTGTAGAAAGGCAGTTGCAGTTAGCTGCGGTAAAATATGTAGATGAAATCATCGTTTACAATACTGAGGCAGATTTAGTTGATATCTTACTCGCATTGCCTATAGATGTGCGAGTCATCGGTGAAGAATACCGAGACAAAGAATTTACTGGTAAAGAATTGCCAATAGAAATTGTGTACAATTCTAGAAAGCATTCTTTCAGTAGTACAACCCTAAGAAATCGTGTTAAAGAGGAGACATAAATATGAAAGATAAGATGATTAAAGTAGCGCGTGGCTACTTCTCTGGGCAAATTGGCAAGCATCTTTTGAATGCGGACAACATGCTCACTAACCCTGTTGGTATCGGAGAACACAGTGACATCATGGCAGAGCTTGAAATTCAGCTTGCTAAGGTTGCTGAGTACGAAGAAAAACTAGCAGTACTCGATAAGTACTTTACAGAAGAAGACTAATATGGCAGACGATTTCGATTTCGGCTTTACTATTGTTGACAGTGAGGACATGACCCCCACTACCGCAGCTCCTGCAACAGCAGCAGTCTCGGAAGATTTTAAAGATGAAGTCCTATCTAAACTATATGAAATTGAAAGCAGGGTTCTCTCTGCTGATAACTCAGGAATGATTAATGAGCATCGTGCTTTGGTAGAACAAGATGTTGCGACTAAGTTGCGTGACCTCGAAGATCTAATCATGCCGCTACTTACTAATTTGAAAAAGAATCCTGAAAAGGATTACATTCATTGGCCTAATCGAACGGCTATCATTGACAAACAAATTGAAAAAATTAAGGCGGTAACAAGATATTATGAACGAGTTAATTGATGGGCTAGTACAAAGACCTGCAGGTTACATAGATCAGATCATGACCAAGGTGCATCATTTTTATGTATCTGGTGAAATTGAAGAACCAGCAAAGTACATCGAGTGGTTTAATATCATTCGATCAGCAGGTCCCAATGACATATTGTATATACATTTGAACTCGCCTGGTGGTGATGCATTCACTGCAATACAATTTATGCGGGTGTTATCTGAGACTGAAGCGACAGTGATCACTTCGGCTGAAGGCTTTGTTGCATCGGCAGCGACCATGCTATTTTTGTGTGGCGACCAATGTGAAGTCTCAGATCATACAGTGTTTATGTTTCACACCTTTTCCTCTTTCTCATATGGCAAGAGCAGCGAAATGTTTGCCCAAGTCACAATGGAAAGATCGTGGGGTGAGAAGCTGGTACGGCAGACTTATGAAGGATTCATGGAAGATGATGAACTCACATCATTGCTAGACGGTAAGGACTACTGGATGGAGTCACCTGAAGTGATCGAAAGACTGCAAAAAAGGAAGGATTTGTACGAAAATCCTCCTAAAAAGAGTACCAAAAGGACAAAAAAATAGCATTATTTTTGAATATTCAACAAAATCAATGACTTAGGTTGTGAAATAGTTCTTGACATAGAGGCGCTAAGGCACTATAATAGTACTTCAAATCGAGGAGATTCTGTTGAATATACAAAACAAATCAATTCTAGCTAAGTTGCTTGCTGCGGAGAACGTTACTCTGGAGCATCGCAATGTAGCTACTGCATCGTTTGATCTAAAGTCTCGCACTCTTACTCTGCCTATATGGGAAGAAATGAGTGTTGAGCTTTACGATCTATTCATCGGTCACGAAGTCGGGCATGCTCTATTCACCCCAATGATGGGCTGGCATGATAATATAATGGATTACGGCCCTGCTTTCAAATCATTTCTCAATGTAATTGAGGATGCTCGTATTGAGCGCAAGATCAAATCAAAATTTCCTGGGCTAGTTAGAAGTTTCTACGCTGGCTATCGTGAATTGTTTGAGAAGGATTTCTTCGGTGTCGCTCAACGTGACATTGGCACACTGGGTTTGATCGACCGCATCAACTTGCATTTTAAAATCGGTGGGTTGTTAGGCGTTCCGTTTAGTGACACTGAGCAACAGTATATTCCTCGTATCGAGGCTGCTGAATCTTGGGAAGATGTTGTGGTTCTTGCTGAGGAAATATTTGCTGAAGCCAAGACTTCTCAGCAAGAACCTGAGAAGGCACAAACTCAAACTGATCCAAACTTCGGTGATTCAGATGAGGGTGAGCAAGGAGAATCGGCTGACGCTGGTGAAGAAAATTCCGAAGAGTCTCAGTCTGAAGAGTCTGGCGATGCTGCTGGTGACGAGGAGTCTGAATCAGATTCTGAATCAGGCGGTAAAGGCGAGGATAATTCTGAGTCTCCTGAGCAAGAATCTCCTGAGCAAGAATCTACATCAGGCGGCGTTGCAAACACTGATGCTACGGAAGACAGTGGTTCTAAAGATCCAATATCTGAGACTGACACTGCGTTCCGTGAAAATGAAGGCTCGCTAGTTTCTGATACTGCAAAAGAAAATGCGTATGTTGAATGGGTATCTCCTAAGATTGAGAACTGGGTGTTTCCTATTCATAAAACTTGGGCAAAGGTCAAGTGGCAATATGCTTTTCAGCCAAGAAGCCACAGTGTTGATGCATCACCAACGGCAGTCGCGCAAAAAATGCGCAAAAACTTTGACTCTAAAAACAAGGCAGTCATCAACCAGTTAGTGCAGCGTTTTGAAATGAAGCGTAAAGCATCTACTCTTTCTCGCGCTAGGACTAATAAGACTGGTGAGTTGAATATGAAAAAGCTGTGGGCTACCAAGTTGACTGAGGATGTATTCCTGTCTAACACGGTTTTACCCAACGGCACCAATCACGGTATGATGATGTTTATTGATTTCTCTGGCTCAATGTGCAATGACATTACTGCAACAATTCTGCAAACGTTGGTCATGGCTGAGTTTTGCAAAAAAGTTGATATCCCGTTTGAGATCTACTCATTCACCAACGCTGTTGATGATAACATGCCCAGCCGTAGTTGGGATCAAATGACTAGCATAAGCAACAATTGGGAAGATGGCACCACTTGCATCAAGGATGATAGTTTCTATGTTGTTCAGTTGATGAGTTCCGACTTGTCACCTAACATGTACAAGAAAACTTTCACCAACATGTTGCTGCTGGCTGAGGCTTACAATAGAAACCTTAGTAAAGATTCTGAATACTGGACTAGCACTCACGGATTACCTGGGTGTTTGCAGCTCGGTGGCACTCCCTTGCTAGAAGCTATATTGGTTGCCCGTGAACTTGTGAAACGTTTCAAACGTAATCACAAAATCGAAAAGATGAATACACTCTTTTTGACTGACGGCGATCCTACTGGTGAGTTGCATTTAGGTTCTCAGTTTCGGGGCTGGGCATGGCAGCGTGATACTGAAAATGTTTATATCACCGATAACGGTGTGACCACGCAGTACAAAGTGAACCGACGGGATTCTTCTCGCACTATAATGTACAATGCATTGCTGAAACACTTTAAGGCTAGTGTTGACACCACGCTTGTGAACTTTCACATAGGCAACTTCAATTCGTATGCAATTACTAGTCGAGCTGGAAGATATGAGAATGATGCAGTTGCTCAAGCGGCTTTAAAATCGTATCGTCAGCAGAAGTTCGCTATAATACGGGATACTGACGGATTTGATCTGTCTTACTTGATTAAGAACGGTGACAACCTCTCGCAGGAAGATCTGGAGATGGAAGTGAAATCTGATAAAAAGGGTGATATTTTGCGAGGATTCAAGAAATTTCAGTCTAAAAAGTCAGGAAATTCACTGTTTCTTGGTAAATTTATTGATCTGGTAGCGTAAGTTGCTGATTAATAACAAGAAAAAAAGTTGCTTTTTGGTCAATTAAAGGTTGACTTAGGCAGTAAAACCGACTATAATAGTCGCATAGTTTAGAAAAATTAGTCTTGTGGAGAGATATACTATGGAAAATCGAACAAAGTTAATTGAAGTTTTATCAACATTGGACAATGGATCAGGAGTTTTCTCCCGCATTCAAGTCCTCGATGCTGCTAAAGGTGCTGGTCTCCCAGCTCCTAAGTGGTTCTTTACTGAGCGCAAAATTGGTCGTAATCAATACGCGCTCAACATGGAAGGTGTTGCTCTTGCAGCATCTACCCCCGCTCCCGTCATAGTTAAACGAAAGCCTATTATGACAGTAGCACCGACACCCGTTCCCGAGGCGAAGGTTGTTACTCAGGCTAAGTTGACGGTTGAAGTGGATGACTTGGTTCCCGCTACTGACCCAACGTATGTTGCGTTTGGATTCAGCCGCGATCTAACCAAGATCCTTAAGTCTCGGATTTTCTATCCGACATTTATCTCTGGTCTGTCAGGAAACGGCAAGACTACAATGGTTGAGCAAACCTGCGCAAAGCTGGGTCGCGAGGCTATCCGAATCAATATCTCTATTGAGACTGATGAGGACGATTTGATTGGTGGGAATACACTAGTCGATGGCAACGTAGTCTACCGTGAGGGCCCTGTGCTGACGGCGATGAAGCGAGGTGCAGTCTGCATCTTGGACGAGTTGGACCGAGGATCCAACAAACTTATGTGTCTTCAAGCTATCTTGGAGGGCAAGCCCTACTTCAACAAAAAGACTGGAGAGGTGATTACTCCTGCTTCTGGTTTCAACATCATTGCAACCGCAAACACTAAAGGACGCGGCTCGGATGACGGCAAGTTTATGTCGGCTCAGATCCTAGACGAGGCTTTCCTTGAGCGTTTTGCAATAACCGTTGATCAGGAGTATCCCTCTCCAGCTACTGAGAAGAAAATCATTCTCGGTAAGATGGGCAAGGTCAACAAGGTTGACGAGGACTTTGCTGACAAGCTAGTCACTTGGGCTGACATCATTCGTAAAACATTCCGCGAGGGTGCTATCGATGAGTTGGTATCAACACGCCGCTTGGAGCACATTGTCAATGCATACGCTATGTTTGATGACCGTATGAAGTCTATCGAACTCTGCGTCAATCGCTTTGACGAGGACACGCGACAGGCATTCAGCGATCTCTACACTAAGGTAGATGCTGGTGCTACTCTAGAGTCTATGACTGCTGAGTCAGATGAAGTAACCCTCGATGTTGTTATGGATGAGGACTTCTCATAATGACTAATAAGGTAGATTACAAGTACAATGAGGGTCAGCTTATTGCTGATCTTCAAAAGTATGTTGACAGCACTTACGGTGAGCATTATTCCGTAAACAAATTTCAAGCCACTGAATTCATTATTGACGGTGGACACGGCGAAGGTTTTTGCATCGGTAACATTCTGAAGTATGCCCAGCGTTATGGTAAGAAGGAAGGTTACAATCGTAAAGACTTGATGAAGGTTCTTCATTACGCCTTAATCGCATTACATGTTCACGATTTAGAACATTAGAATTAGAGGCGCAGCGGCGATTTTCCTATTGAAACTTCTCTCCTCAGACGGCCGCTGCGTCTCTTCTCTTATAAATAAGAGAAGTAACTTTTTTGAGGATTGACAAATGGCAAACATTTACGAACTAACTTCTACCCGAGATTCATTAACCGATGTTTTTTGGGAAGGCATTTCAACATCAGTAACTGACAACTACAGTTCTGCGATCACTACCATATGTGATGATTACAACGGCATCTTTTCTCAGATAACTTCTGATGACGGGTTGACATCTACAATTCAAATTAGATTCCCTGATGATGTTGACCTTGAAACTGTATCCGCAGCATTTACTGCTGCTTTGAATGAGACTACAGCAGATCGTGAAATAATCGATGCGTCTAAAAGTAGTGGAAAGATTCAGTTGACCTTTTCTGAATAAAGTAGATTGACTTCTACTTGAATATTATGTACAATGTGACGACAAATTATAGTATGGAGCTATCTTATGAAAATATCGAAGTCCACCCTGGACATTCTAAAAAACTATGCTAGTATCAACACGAACATCCTTGTTCGTGAGGGTAACACTCTAGCGACGATTAGCACGGGGAAAAACATTTTTTCTCGCACTACAATCTCTGAGACATTTGATCGTGAGTTTGCGATTTATGATCTCAATAGTCTGTTGGCACTTCTCACTCTGATGGATGATACTGATGTTGCATTCGGTGAGAGTAGTATGACAGTAGGCAAGGATCGAAGTCAATTTGAATACTACTATGCTGATCCTAGCATTGTTGTCGCAGCACCAGACAAAACGATTGAGGTTGATGAGCATTATAAGTTTACTTTGACTTCTGAAGAAGTGAATATGATAATGAAGGCTGCTGCAATTGTATCTGCGCCAATGCTGAGTGTAGTTGCTAAGGGCGGCACGGTGACGTTATCAGTCGGCGACCCCTCAACTCCTAAGAGCAACACTTTCAGGCATGTCATAGGTGAAAGCGATCTTGACTTTGATTGCCGCCTCGCAGTGGAGAACTTCAAGGTGATCACGGGCGAATATGATGTTACGCTTTCAAAGAAAAAATTCATGTACTTATCTAGCACTTCATCTGATATGAAGTATTGGTTAGCACTTGAACCTAGCTCAGTTATTTAGGAGAAAAATTATGCCAGGTAATGCAGATATGTTTAAGTCGGATCTATCGGAAAACACTCCAGATAATATGCTTATTGCGAATGTAATTTTTCGCATGCGAGTGCGAGATGACACTATCACTGAGGGCAATCCCTTTCGATGGGAAAATGTCACAACCGCTGATCTAGTAGCAGGTAAACGAGTAATCATATTCTCGTTGCCTGGTGCATTCACACCTACTTGCTCAATTCATCAACTACCTGATTTTGAAAGGATGTACGATGAATTCAAAGCAGAAGGAATCGATGAAATCTTTTGTCTATCAGTAAATGACGCATTCGTAATGAATGCTTGGGCTAAGGCTTCAGGGCTAAAGAACGTCAAGGTTATTCCTGATGGCTCTGCTTTGTTCACTACATTCCAGCATATGGATGTGAAAAAAGACAACTTCGGTTTTGGTGTTCGCTCTTGGCGGTATGCAATGATCGTAGACGATATGCGTGTTGAGAAGGCTTTTGTTGAACCAGGTTACGGTGATAATGTAGACGATGATCCTTATGGAGAAACGACACCGCAAAACATCCTGGCTTGGCTAAAGGAGCAATCGAAAGAAGTTGGTAGGCAATTGACCCTAAACTTGTCTGACGGCATTGACTCCAAAGCAACAATGAGTTAAACTGTGTTTTTTATTATGAGAGGTTTTTATGTCAGATGAATTCTTGTGGGTTGAAAAATATCGACCACGGACGTTGGAAGAATGTATTTTGCCTGACGCGCAGAAACAAGTATTTCAACAGTTTATCGAGGCTGGAGAAATTCCTAACATGCTTCTCTGCGGGACAGCGGGTACAGGTAAGACTACTGTTGCCCGCGCTCTCTGCAATGAACTCGGCTGCGATTACATTGTAATCAACGGGTCTGAAGAATCAGGCATCGATGTTCTCAGGACAAAGATCAAAGGCTTTGCTAGTACAGTTTCATTTGAAGGTAAGCCTAAGGTTGTCATCTTAGACGAGGCTGATTATCTGAATCCGAACTCTACACAGCCTGCTCTTCGTGCATTCATCGAGGAGTTTTCTAGGAACTGTAGGTTTATCTTTACTTGTAACTTCAAGAATCGAATCATTGCTCCTCTTCACAGTAGAACTACTGTGGTTGAATTCAAACTTGTGAACGGTCAGAAGAAAAAGATGGCTGGGCTGTTTCACAAACGAATGATGGATATTCTCAAGAAAGAGAAGGTAGAGTACAATGATAAGGTGCTTGCTGAACTGCTGATGAAGCATTTCCCTGACTATCGCAGGGTTCTGAACGAGCTACAACGCTATGGTGCTGGTGGTGTGATTGACGAGGGTGTACTGAGTAATCTAGCAGAACTTAGCACTAAGGCTCTCGTAGACGCCCTTAGAGACAAGGACTTCAAGAAGATGCGACAGTGGGTCGCTAATAGTGTAGACTCTGACCCGCAGTCAGTGTATCGTAAGGTATATGATACACTGATTCCTAAGGTCAAGCAAGTCCCGCAGTTAGTGCTAATCATTGCTGACTATCAGTATAAGGCTGCGTTTGTTGCTGATCAGGAGATCAATCTTACTGCTTGTCTAACGGAGATCATGGCGAATGTCGAGCTATCTTGAAGAGTTAGGTAAGCCTACCGAGCAGTACGACGAGGAGTCTTTCAAGGAAAAGAAAAAGGCAATTAGTCCTTTCGATTTTGCGAACACGATTAATCATAGCAAAGAAAATCTTATCGTCGATGATTGGAGTGAAAGGCAATACAATCCTTTCATCGTCAATAAGGCTATGAGCTATGGCCCTGACACGGTGATTGCTGCGAATGAAATGAACTCTCGTCCGCATCTTGACAAAAAACTACAATATGATTTTCTTTTGAATGTTGTTCGCCCTAAGAAAAGATATAACAAATGGATGAAGCCTGAAAAGGAAGAGTTGATTGATATCTTAAAAGAGTATTATGGCTACAGCAATACCAAAGCGGCTGATGCATTACGCATATTGACTGACAAAAATATCGAGGTTATCAAGCAGAGGTTGAACAAAGGGGGTCGTTAAATACTCTTTTTTATAAATATTGGTACGAAACATTATGTATCAATAGGAATAAAATAATGAGTGAATTTTTTAACATTGATTATCCTGGCTATGCTCCATTGGAAATCAAACTCGCTGAACCCGATGACTTTTTAAAGATCAGAGAAACTTTATCTCGTATCGGTGTTGCCTCTCGTAAAGAGAAAATTTTGTATCAATCTTGTCATATCTTGCACAAGCGAGGGCAATACTTCATCACACACTTCAAAGAACTTTTTGCTTTAGATGGTAAGTTAGCGAATATTGATGATGAGGATTTGATGCGAAGAAATATAATTGCTAAGTTACTTTCAGATTGGGGGCTGTTAGAAATTTTACAGCCAGCGTTACATGAAAATGTGGCAGAGATGAGTCAAATTAAAATCATCTCATATAAAGATAAAGATGAATGGGACCTTGTTACTAAATATAACATAGGTAAAAAACCATAGTGAGGTAAACGTGAAATTCAATTACTTGTGGCCTGTTGCAGATCTTCTGCACACAGAAGAAAAAATTGAACTTCTAAATATATTTCATGAAGTAAAACAATCAGAGAATTACGTTAGAGGTGGTTCTTCTGATGTTGCACATATCGAAGACTACGTTGATGATCCTGAATTAAAACAGGAAGTATCTGATTTTTATGATGAAAATAAATCTGAACTTGGTGATAGAACTGACGGCGATTATCTAGTAAGATTGTCGGTATACAATTTTTGGAAACTTGAACACCGAAAGCTGGCTATGGATTTGATGTGGCGTTATTGCGAAGGTGACACCGCGTGTCTTACTGCAGGTCTAACATTCATTCGTGCTAATGAAAAAGTCCCAGTACATGTTGATACTCTTATGTATCGAAACTGTGTTCTATCTATTCCGTTACAAGGACATGTGACACCAATAAATTTTTATGAAAGCGTCAACTCTGAGAAGCCTAAGTTTTCCTACTGCTACACTACTCCTCATTTATTAAATGTTCAACAACCACATAACGTCAGTGTATCTACTGAGGACAGAATAAATTTTCAACTATATTTCACTGAACCATATAACAAAATAAAATCTAAATTATCGGCTATTTGATTATAAATACGTTTGAAGTGCCGAAAGGGCTTCAATAACATAAACTCGCTTAATTGGAGAAACACATGGTAACCCGAAGATTCACTGCGGCTAATTTAAACGAACTCGCAAACGACATGAAACCATTCACGATTGGTTTTGAAAAAATGTTTGAAAGTTTAAATACAATCCCAGACACATCAAATAATTATCCCCCGTATAATATTGTCGAGTCAGGCGAAGGCTTGTACACCATTGAAATGGCTTGTGCAGGATTCACTGACGATGAATTCAATATTCATGTTGTGCCCGATGTCAATAAACTTGTTGTCCAGGGTGTACAAGAACGCGGTGAGGATAATAGAAGCTATCTATATAAAGGTATCGGTGCTAGAAACTTTACACGCACATTCGCTTTGACGGATGATGTAAAGGTAACTGGCGCAGACTTTAGGGATGGTATTCTTTACATTTCACTGGAGCATGTAGTACCAGAAGAAAAAAGACCTGTCGAAATTAAAGTAGGCAGTAAAAAGAGTGAACCCGAATTCATTCAAGACTAACACAACGGGGGCGGTAACGCCCCCAACTTTAGGAATATATTATGTCAATACAAGTAATAAAACTGATCACTGGCGAAGAAATTATCGCAAAGGTAACTGATATTCAAATTGAAGGTAGAGACTTAATTCAAGTCAATCAGCCAGCGATTATCATATTGATGCCGAATGATGACAACCCGAATCAAGCGCAAATTGGGCTTGCTCCTTGGGTACCGTACGCTGAAAACGCAACTGCTCATATCATGCCCGCAGCGGTAACTGCTGTAGTAAATCCTAAGAAGGAACTCATTGTAGAATATGAGAAACTCTACGGCACCAATTCACCTATCATCACACCGAATAAAGAAATTGTGACTCCTTTGGCTACAAAGTAGTTGACACCCCCCTTATTATGATATATAATGTGTGCTATGAAAAACGAATTTTACAGCTGGGCTTGGCAGTATGGTAACCAAGTATTCTTGCGTGGTGTGCGCGATGGCAAACGCTTTACTGAAAAGCGAACCTTCAAGCCTACGCTATATGTTCGTGCTGATGGCGACTCTCCGTACAGAGGACTGTATGGGGAGAACATCAAGCCGATTCAATTTGGCAATAACCGAGATGCTAAAGAATTCTTAGATAGCTATTCTCAGGTTCAGAACTATCCTATCTATGGACAGACTGACCTGACATATCAATTTCTATCTACTGAATATCAGGGCGATATCGAGTTTGATTTGTCTCAGTTATCTATCTGGTCGATGGACATTGAGACTACTGCTGAGACAGGCTTTCCTAGCGTAGACAATCCTACTGACAAGATTCTTCTAATCACGTTGATGAATAATGACACAAAGGAGATCATAACATGGGGAGAAGGTGAGTGGAGTCCAGGTCCTGAAACAAAAGATCTAGGTGTCAACTATGTTCCTTGTGAGGATGAAACTGAACTGCTTACTAAATTTGGGACATGGTGGGCGAATGAGTATCCTGATATCGTTACTGGTTGGAACGTTGAGTTTTTTGACATACCATATCTTGTTTCTCGTATGGACAGGGTGTTTGGCAATGACGCAAAGAACTCTCTATCTCCTTACAACCTAACAAGACGCAAGGGTGTCAAGCGAAACAATCGTGAAGATACAACTTACGATATCAAAGGCATCTCAGTCCTTGACTATCTGGATCTGTACAAAAAGTTTACCTACAGTGCGCAAGAATCCTACAAGCTAGATCACATTGCATCTGTAGAACTTGGTCATGGTAAACTTGAAAGCGGCTTCGATACTTTCAAGGAGTTTTACGATAAGGACTGGAATCGTTTCATCGACTATAACATCATCGACACCAAGTTGATTGATGACTTGGAAGAAAAGATGAAATTGATTGAGCTTATTGCTACAATGACATATGACGCGAAGTCGAACTTCCGTGATACATTTTCACCTGTAAGAACCTGGGACTGCTTGCTGTACAATCACTTGCTGGCTAAAAATATTATGATTCCTGCTCGTAAAGATACGCAGGGTCGTTCTATTGAAGGCGCGTTTGTGCAAGAGCCTAAGCCAGGTGAATACAAGTGGGTGATGGCATTCGACGCGACATCTCTGTATCCTTCTATCATCATGCAATACAACATGTCTCCTGAGACACTCGTACAAGGTATGGTTGATGTAAACGTTGAGGGTATGCTTGAAAGAAAGTATAATCTTGATGGCGATTATGCTATTGCTGCTAACGGTGCTAGATTCACACGCGACAAACAAGGTCTATTTCCTGAGATTGTTTCAAAGTTTTTTGATGATCGGCAGAAATACAAGAAGCTGATGATTCAGGCACAGAACAAATACGAGGAGACAAAGGATCCTAAATATCAGAAGGACATTGCTAAATACAATAACTTTCAGATGGCTAGAAAGATTCAATTGAACTCACTCTATGGTGCAATGGGCAATCAGTACTTCAGGTATTATGATGACAGAATTGCTGAAGGGATCACGATGACAGGTCAGTTTGTCATCCGAGAGTCTGCGAAGGCACTTGATGATTTCTTGAACAACGTCTGTGGCACTGAGGATAAGATGTACTCGTTTTATTCGGACACTGACTCTTGCTACATCACAATGGATGGCGTTGTACAGAAGTTTCTCAAGAATAAAAGCAAGTCAAACATTATCACTGCCCTTGACAAGATTGGCTCAGATCAAATTGAGCCTACGATTGCTAAGGCAATGGATAGTATTGCTGACTATACAAATGCATTTGCACAAAAGATGGACTTCAAGCGCGAGGTTATTGCTGACAAAGGCATCTGGGTAGCGAAGAAAAGATATGCTCTGAACGTGTACGATAATGAAGGTGTGCGTTATGCTGAACCTAAATTGAAGGTGATGGGCTTAGAGGTCGTTCGGTCATCTACACCTGCTCCTGTTAGAGACAGTCTACGCGAGGCGGTGAAACTTTGTCTCACATCTGAAGAAGGTGTGTTGCAGGATTTCGTAGAGAATACATGGCGAGACTTTCAGAAAATGTCTCCCGAGCAGATTGCTTTCCCTAGAGGATGCAACAACTTAGAGAAATATTCTGATGCTGCTTCTATCTATTCTAAAGGCACTCCGATGCAGGTACGAGGCGCTTTGATGTACAATCATGTATTGAAGCGTGATAATCTGACAATGAAGCATGAGCGCATTCAGGATGGCGAGAAGATTAAGTTTTTGTATCTCAAGGAACCTAATCACCTTGGCGAGAACTGTATTGCATTCAACGCTAAACTACCGCCGGAGTTTGATTTACATAGATATGTGGACTATGAACTAATGTTTCAGAAGGCATTTATCGACCCTATGAATACTATTGCAACGGCAATCAATTGGACCCCGCGACCCGTGGCATCACTGGAGGATTTGTTCTCATGACAAATGATGAACGTAGAATTTTGATGATGATTCGCGGCAACTTAAAAGGACTCGCTCAAATGAATGAAAGTGAAAGATTAATCGCGCTAGTGAGCGCAACAAAACAATGGCACCGAGATAGAAATCTCATCGACGGAGCTACAGACAAAGATCAAGTCTGTAAATTGATCCAAGAGGTAGGTGAACTTAGTGACAATGTATGTAAAGGTAATGATGTTAGAGATGACATCGGTGACTGTATGGTCGTGCTGATTAACATTGCCGAACGGAACAATGTGTCATTGACAGACTGTCTAAGTGTAGCGTATAATGACATCAAAGACCGTAGAGGTAAGATGGTCGATGGTGTTTTCGTAAAAGAAGGAGATTCTTAATGGGTATATTAGATAAATTAAAAAGCAATTCGACAATCAAAGAGTCGAGCATTCTAACACAATCTAAATTTTTCGGCACGAAAGATTTGATTCAAACTGCGGTGCCTGCACTTAATGTTGCATTGAGTGGCAAACTAGATGGCGGGTTAGTACCAGGTCTGACGGTTTTCGCAGGTCCTTCTAAACACTTCAAGACAGCATTTGCCATGCTGCTTGCAAAATCTTATATGGACAAATATGAAGATTCAGTCGTTCTCTTTTACGATTCTGAGTTCGGTGCACCTCAGGCTTACTTCAATAGTTTTGGCATCGACACCGATCGTGTTGTACATACTCCTATTACCGATATCGAACAGCTAAAGCACGATGTAATGTCGCAGTTGAATGGCTTGGAGCGCGGTGACCGTGTGATTATAATTATTGACTCTGTTGGTAACTTAGCATCTAAGAAAGAGGTTGATGATGCGCTAGAAGGTAAGTCTGTTGCAGATATGACACGCGCAAAGCAAATGAAATCTTTGTTTAGAATGATCACGCCTCACTTGACTATCAAGGACATCCCTGCTGTTGTTATCAATCACACATACAAAGAGATTGGTTTGTATCCTAAAGATATTGTATCAGGTGGCACAGGTATCTACTACTCTGCGGATAACATCTTCATCATAGGTAGACAGCAGGAGAAGCAAGGCGCTGATGTAGTAGGCTACAACTTCATCATCAATGTTGAAAAGTCTAGGTTTGTCAGAGAGAAATCAAAGATCCCTGTCGAGGTGAAATTTGATGGTGGTATCAGCAAGTGGTCAGGTTTGTTGGACATGGCGTTAGAGTCAGGTCACGTTGTCAAGCCTAGCAATGGATGGTATCAGATTGCAAGAGACGGCGCTGAAAGCAAGAAGTATAGAACTAAGGAAACTTATAGCAAAGACTTCTGGCTTCCTGTATTGACTGATTCTTCGTTTAGTGCTTGGATTGAGAGGCGATACTTAATCTCAGGTAGTGATATAATGACGGATGAAGTAAGTGCGGACGATATCAATAATGCATACAACATAAATGTGGAGATGGAAAATGAAGGACAGGTTTGATTTAGAACAGCACCTCATGGAGTGTTGGAACGTCACCTCTGATATTGATATGTTGTTAGAGGCTATTCTAGATAGTCCTAGATTTTCTGATATGCCCGCAGAGTATTCAGATCGTATTGCCAACATGCTGTTGGGAATGAAGGAGCTGTATGAAATGCGATTTGAGAGACTGTGGTCTACATTTGAAGATTGCATCACAACAGAGTTTCTTCCTGCACCGGACTCTGTGATGGATGCACACGATACTTTAGTTTCCGGGACTGCAATCATTAAAAGACAGTCGGAAGAGATGCATTACGATGAGGGAGGCGATGTTCCACTGATGGAGGCAGATAATGCACTGTGACCGTTGCGGTAATGAAATACTTGCAGATGATCCTGCAATGTGTTTTAATAATGACATTGAAGACGCTCGCACATATTTGTGCGAACCTTGCATTGAACAGATAAAAGAGCAGTGGGCATATGAGAATAGAGACACAGATTTTAGCGAATCTGATTGACAATGAAGAGTATGTTAGGAAAGTCATTCCTTTCATGCGCGACGAATACTTTGGTGAGATGGAGTATCGAAAGATATTCCAGACTATCGCAGAGTATGTAGAGAAATACAATGGCACACCGACAAAAGGTGCGCTGCTAATTGCCCTGCAAGATAACAAATCGGTGTCTGAAGATATCTATTTGAAATGTGAGTCTACAATCAATGGACTTCAAGTTGATCGTGAAGCTGACATGGCTTGGCTCTTGGATCAGAGTGAAAAGTTTTGTAAAGACAAAGCGATCTACAATGCTATCATGGACAGCATTCAAATTATCGATGGTACAAACAAAGAGATGGGTCCTGATGCATTACCTAGCTTGCTTCAACAGGCATTGCAAGTAGGCTTTGACACAAACGTAGGTCATGACTACATTGAAAATGCTGATGATCGATATGATTTCTATCATAGGCTGGAGGAGAAAGTTCCTTTTGACTTAGAGTACTTCAACAAGATCACTGAGGGTGGGTTATCTAATAAGACGTTAAACGTAGCACTTGCAGGCACTGGTGTAGGTAAGTCATTGTTCATGTGTCATATGGCAGCGGCTGCAATCTCGGCAAGCAAGAACGTACTTTACATTACATTAGAAATGGCAGAAGAAAGAATTGCTGAACGTATCGATGCGAACATGATGAACATCCCGATTCAGGATCTCAAAGATATGCCGAAGAAAATGTTCGATGATCGAATCAGTAAGATTAGCCGTAAGATCGATGGGCGTTTAGTGATCAAAGAATACCCTACTGCATCAGCACACGCAGGTCACTTCAAGTCTTTACTTAATGAGTTAAAGATCAAGCGAAATTTCACGCCTGATATAATCTTTATTGACTATCTGAATATCTGCGCGAGTAGTAGGTTCAGAGCGGGTACTGCTGCGAACAGCTATACTATCATCAAATCGATTGCTGAAGAGCTTAGAGGGCTTGCTGTAGAGGCGAATGTGCCTATAGTGACTGCTACACAGACTACACGCAGCGGTTACGCTAATAGTGACGTGGAACTGACAGATACATCTGAATCATTCGGATTGCCTGCTACTGCTGACTTGATGTTCGCTCTGATAAGCACTGAAGAATTGGAGCAGATGAATCAGTTAATGGTCAAGCAATTGAAGAATCGATACAGCGATCCTACGACAAACAAGCGGTTCATGCTAGGCATTGATAGAGGAAAAATGCGACTGTATGACTTAGATGAATCGGTTCAACAGACAATACATGACTCTGGTCAGCCTGATCCAGGTCCTGCTTTTGACAAAGGCGCATTCGGAAGTCGGTTAGGCAATTTTGAAAGTATCAAAGTTTAGCAGTTATAAATACAGTCATGATTAAACTTTATGCATTCATTTTAATATTCGGCTTACTCGGTACCGTCGGCTTCGGCGTGTATCGGGAGTACAATGATATGAAACAACGCATTGAAACTCTACGCGAGAACAATGTGAAGCTGAAGATTGTTGCCGAAGAAAATCAAAAAGCATTAGAGCAAGCGCAGGAATTCGCTGTTGAAATGGGTGAGCGTAATTCTGAATTGCAAGTGAATTTACAAGAAGCTGAAGTATATACTGATAAACTTCGAGGCAAACTACAACGGCATGATCTCTCACTACTCAGTCTGAAGAAGCCTGGGATGATTGAAAAGCGAGTCAACAACGCTACAAAGAAGGTATGGGATGACATTGAAACTATCAGCGGCGCTGTTTCTACTACTACCAGTAATTAGCGGCTGCTCACTTCTAAATAGACAACCACCTGAACCAGAGGTTGTCATCCAGACTAAGTTTGTCGAGAACAAGATTCCTCTACAAGTTTCTCCTAAGCCAGTAGATCTTAATCACCCACAAATCTATGTGGTGACTGAAGAAAACTGGGACGAATTCCTAAAAACATATAAGAAAGATAACGGACAAGAGTGGGTGTTCTACGCCTTCAGTGTAAGATCGTATGAAACTCTGGCTCTGAATATTGCCGAGATCCGACGATATATGGAACAGCAAAAATCGATCATAGCATACTACGAAGGTGCAATTGAACGCAAACCAAAAGAAACTGAAACAATAGAGGAGAAGCAATAATGGAATTCATCGTCGATCAATTAGTAACATGGTGGCAATTCACCATCGCAGGAGTCCTGATTTTAACGGGCTGGGTTATCAACTTATTTGGTGTTGACCAAGAAGAAGATATTGTAGGGTTATCATTTAAAGAAATGCCTAGTATGAAACCTGTCACAATTGAGACAGCAGGTAAAGGATTCTGGGGTGCGATTAAGCTATGGCTTCTTGGTACTCGCAAGTGGGAAATTGCTAAAGACTGGAACTTCTCAGTCAACGGTGAAAACTATGTAGTGCCTAAGGGCTTCGTATTCGACGGTGCTTCTGTTCCCAAGTTTCTAGCATCTTGGTTGTCACCCACAGGCGTGTTGCTCATAGGCGGCTTAGTGCATGACTATGTTTACAAATACACCGTGCTTCTGAAGAAAGGTAAGAAAGAAACTTCTGCGCCAATGACACAGAAAGAGGCTGACGCGCTGTTCCGTGACATCGGTATTGAACAGAATGGATTTCACTTCCTGAACAATCTTGCATATTGGGCACTGCGAATCGGCGGCTTCGCTGCATGGAACGGACATCGAAAGGTAAACGCTCAAATTTTATAAATAGTTAAACTATTTTAGGAGAGTAGCATGTCAGAAGAAACACAAGTCACAGTAGATAAAGCAGTCGCCGATAAGATTGATATTAATGGCGACGGCCATATTTCTGCTGAAGAGTACGCACTAGATTTAGACGCTAAAAGAAAGCGACTAGATGACGAAGATGCACAACGCGATGCAATGCGTAAGATGACTTGGTTCGCTCTATTTGGCATGCTACTCTACCCATTCGGCATCTTCTGCACTTCGCTGTTCGGCCTAGATTCTGCGGCTAAGATCATAGGTGACATAGCACCTACCTACTTTGTTGCTATTGCAGCATTAGTCTCCGCATTCTTCGGTGCGAATGCATATCAAAACGGTAAAAAATAATGTCTACGTTTCTATTTGGTGACGATTGGAGAGTACATCTTGCAAGA